GTGAACATCGAGACGCTCCCCATCGACGCGGTCAAGGAGTACGACCGCAACCCCCGCACCATCAACGACGCCGCGATCGATGCGGTTGCCAAGTCGATTCAGGCCTTCGGCTTCAAGATCCCGATCCTCATCGACGGCGACGGCATCATCATCGCCGGGCATACCCGGTTGCGCGCCGCGCGGAAGCTCGGGCTGAAGGAAGTACCGACCATCCGTGCGACGGACCTGACGCCGGACCAGGTGAAGGCGCTGCGCATCGCCGACAACAAGGTCGCGTCCCTGACCTCGTGGGACATGGAACTCCTCCCCATCGAGCTTGCCGACCTGAAGGGCGTGGATTTCGACCTCGCCGTGCTCGGGTTCAGCGCCGAGGATCTCGCGGCGATCATGGCTCCCGCCGGCAACGAAGGCCTGACCGATCCTGACGATGCCCCCGCGCCGCCCGACGCCGCGACGACCGTGCCCGGCGACATCTGGGTGCTCGGCAACCACCGCCTGATGTGCGGCGACTCATCGAAGCCCGAAGACCTGGACCGGCTGCTGGATGGCCAGCCGATCCATCTCGTCAACACGGACCCGCCGTACAACGTCAAGGTCGAGCCGCGGAGCAACAACGCGATCGTCGCGGGCCTGAGTTCATTCGCGCTGGCGGGCAAGGCCGACCAGCACGACCAGCAGAGCGCCGACCTCAACCGCTACCCCGAGAAGAGCCGTGCGACGCACAAGAAGCTGCGTGCCAAGGACCGGCCGCTCGCCAACGACTTCGTGTCCGACGATGAGTTCGACCGGCTGCTCGCGGCGTGGTTCGGGAACATCACCCGCGTGCTGATCCCTGGCGGAACGTTCTACATCTGGGGCGGCTACGCCAACTGCGGCAACTACCCGCCCGTGCTCAAGCGCTGCGAGCTCTACTTCGCGCAGGCAATCATCTGGATCAAGGAGCACCCGGTCCTGACCCGCAAGGACTTCATGGGGAACCACGAGTGGTGCTTCTACGGCTGGAAGGAAGGCGCTGCACATCGCTTCTTCGGTCCCGCCAATGTGCCGGACACCTGGTCGATCAAGAAGGTGAATCCGCAGAGCATGGTCCACCTTACGGAGAAGCCCGTCGAACTGGCGCGGCGGGCGATCGAGTTCTCGTCACGGCCCGGGGAGAACGTGCTCGATCTCTTTGGCGGGAGCGGCTCGACGCTGATCGGCGCAGAGATGACCGGACGCCGCGCGTTCCTCATGGAGCTCGATGCGCTCTACTGCGATGTCATCGTGCAGCGGTGGGAGAAGTTCACGGGCCGCAAGGCGGAACGTCTTCCCGCCAAGGGCGTGGCCGAAGAGAAAGCCGCGACCCGGAAGAAGGTCGCGGCGGGGAGCGGCGCGTGATAGCCGCTTCAATCCTCGTCGAACGTAGGCAGCGCTCCGTCAGTCGCCTCGTCCCATTCGAGGGCGTAGCGCTCGGCGATGTCCTCAAGGTCGCGGTCGGTCAGGTAGTCGGCCGTCTTGCGGCCCTGGCAGGCGGCGACCGCCCGCGCGAGGTCGGCCCACTCCTCGATGGTGAGCATCTGATCCTGCCGCGCGCCGAGCAGGTACAGGGCGGCTTGAAGGACGGCCTCGAGCTGCGCTTCGCTGGGGTGCGTAGCGGACATGGATCAGGCTCCCTTCCCCGCGACGAAGACGCCGCGCTCGTGCTTCTTGAAGCGGGCGGCCGTCCCCTTCGCGGCGATCTCCCGAATGATCGCGGCGTAGAGCGTCGCTTCCGGCGTCTTGCCGCCGGGGCTCTTCCAGAGACCCTTCGCTTCCATCCGGGCGATCATCTCCTTGGCCCGCATGGGCACCTCGGACGCGGCGAGCACCTGCGCTGCGGCGTCGAGGGCGCTGACGCGCTTCGGCTTGGCCTCCTTCGCGGGCTTCGGGGCCTTGGGTGTCTTGCCGCCCTTGACCTTGGCGGGCGTCGCCTCACTGGGCTTGCCGTCCAGGCGGTTCTTGATCTCGGCGAGCGCGGTCTTGCGGAGGCGATCCGTCTTGGCGGCTCCCTCGGCGCGGGCGGCGCTCTTGGACATCTTGGGGGTGCGGGGCTTCGCGGCCTTCTTGGTCTTCGTACTCATGATCATCTCCAGAACGGTGGTGCGGAGCCCCGCCGCACGTTGCGGCGGGGAAGCGTGGCCGCCGCGGTTCCCCGCGACGCCGCGTGGTCAGCAGCCCGCGATGCGTTCGATCTCGTTGAGGACGTCGTGGACCATCGAGTTGGTGGCGGCCGCATGTCCCCGGCGGTCCCGCCCGTAGACGTGCTTGGCCACCTCAACGGCCTTCGCGTAGCGGGCGTCGCGGCTCTCGTCGCGGCGGAACTCGGCGATGACCTTGTCCAAGCGGCCTTGGGCGCGGCTCATGCGGACCACGCTGGCGGTTGCACCGTCGGCCGTCGCTCGCACCGTGATGTCTTCCTCGCTGCCCTCGATGACGATGTGCTTGATCTTCATGGCGTGTCTCCGTGGCGGGGGTTACTCGGCGTCGTTCAGGAAAGCCTCGACGTGCTCGCGGTCCATCCCGCTCATGAACCCGACCAAGTCGATCAGGTCGCTGCGGACTTTTCCGAGGTCGCCCGTGCGACCCCAGTTGCGCGGGTCGGCCTTCGCGCCCTCCGCGTGCTTGTCGAGTTCCATGTGCAGGACATCCATCAGGCGGGCGATGTCGTTGCGGCGGGAGGCGTAGGCCTCGGCGGCGGTGGGTTCGGGCTTGCGGTTGTGCTTGCGTGCGTCCATGTTCATGCTCCTATGCGATTTGCTCGTCCCTTGAAGAACGAAGCCCGCATTTCGCGGGCTTCAGGCGGTCGGCAGTTCGGGGTTGCGCGGGTTGGTCGGGGCCCCCTCGCGTGCGGCCTCGCGGGCCGCGTCGCTTCGTCCTTGGCGGTATCCGGTGTGCAGGCCTTCGCGGTACCCGGCCTCGAAGGCGTGGCGGACCAGGTCGCGGATCGACCACACCGGGATCTCGTGGAAGTCGAGGCTGTCGCTCTTGCGGGTCTCGAGCGTCTCGAGCAGCAGTTCGACCTTGGCCCATTCCATCTCGGCGTCGAGGGCCTTCTGCTTGCCGATCCCGTCGAGGCTCGGCTTGGTGCTTTTCTTGGCGTTCTGCGGGGCGTTCATCGTCGTGGTCTCCGTCGCGGGCTTCCGACCCGCGTTGTGACACATGAAGCCATGACATTCGCCACGAGGCAAGGCAAACCGCAGCGGTTTCGCCGTCATTCCGCGACATGTGGGCAAGTCTTCCGGCCATGTGGGAAACCGTGCGCGGGAGGTCCGCGATGACTCCCGAACACGCGCCTAGTCCCGAGCATGGACAGGGAATGTCCCGGCTCAACCCCGCCGCGCTTGGCGTCGCGGACGCCGCCCGGGTGTTGACAAGGATGGGCGGGAAGCCCGTCACCGAGGAGATGCTCCGCGCCGACATCGACGCGGGCGCACCGACGAGCGCGAACGGCACCATCAACCTCGTGCACTACGCCGCGTGGCTCGTGAAGGAGATGTCCGCAGGTGGCGATTGACCCGCGCCAACTCAAGCCCGGCGAACTCGCGCGGCTGCTCAACAGCACACCGCTGGGCGAGGTTGTCAGCGAGCGGCAACTCCATCGGCACCGCACGCGCGCGGGCTTCCGCGTCGCGGCCGATGGAGATGCGGGCAAGATCGATCTCTTCCGCTACGTCGCGTGGCTGACGACGACGCGGCACGAGGCGCTGGCGGAGGCCGCCCGCACCCCCGAGGGACTCACGGGCTACGAAGCGATGAAGGAGCGAGCCCGGCTCCGCAACGCCATGCTCTCCCTCTCGGGCAGGGACATCGGCGACCTGCCGCCTCTCGCGGATCCCGCGCGGCGTGCTCGCGCCGCGAAGAACTTCCGGTACTTCTGCGAAACGTACTTCCTGCAGACGTTCCACCTGAAGTGGTCCGACGACCACCTCAAGGTCATCGCCAAGATCGAGCAAGCGGTGCTCGAGGGCGGGCTGTTTGCGATGGCGATGCCGCGTGGCTCGGGCAAGACGAGCCTGTGCGAGGTGGCGTGCCTGTGGGCGCTGCTCTACGGGCACCGCGAGTTCGTGGCGCTCATCGGCTCGGACGAGGAGCACGCGGCAGGGATGCTCGAGTCGATCAAAGCGGAGCTGGAGAACAGCGAGATCCTTGGGGCCGACTTCCCGGAGGTCTGCCATCCGATCCGTTCGCTCGAAGGCATCCACCAGCGGGCGTCAGGCCAGCTCTACCAGGGCAAGCAGACCCACATCGGCTGGACGGCCCGGGAGATCGTGCTTCCCACCATCCCCGGTTCCGCGGCATCGGGGGCGATCATCCGTGTCGCCGGGATCACCGGCCGCATCCGTGGCATGAAGCACAAGCGCGTGGACGGTGTGAGCGTCCGGCCGTCGCTCGTGCTCATCGACGATCCCCAGACCGACGAGAGCGCCCGTTCGCCATCGCAGTGTGCCAACCGCGAGCGGATCCTCGCCGGCGCGATTCTGGGCCTCGCGGGCCCGGGTCGGAAGATCGCCGGCCTCATGACGCTGACGGTCGTCCGCCCGGACGACCTGGCCGACCGCATCCTCGACCGGGACAAGCACCCGCAGTGGCAAGGCGAGCGGACGAAGATGGTGTACTCGTTCCCCACGGCCGACCGCCTGTGGGCCGAGTACGCCCGACTGCGCGCCGAGGGCCTTAAGGCTGACCGGGGAGGTGCGGAGGCGACCGCGTTCTACAGGGCTCACCGTATCGAGATGGACGCTGGCGCAGTGATCGCCTGGCCGGAGCGTTTCAACCAGGACGAACTGTCAGCGGTGCAGCACGCGATAAACCTCCGGCTGCAAGACGAGGCGGCGTTCTTCGCCGAGTACCAGAACGAGCCCTTGCCCGAGGTGGAGGTCGCGGACGACCTGCTTAGCGCCGACCAGATCGCGGCGAAGGTGAACGGCCACGCCCGCGGGCTGGTCCCTCTCGGGTGCTCGCATCTGACGATGTTCGTGGACGTGCAGGGCAAGGCGCTCTTCTACCTGGTCGCCGCATGGGAGGACGACTTCACCGGGCATGTCATCGACTACGGGACCGAGCCGGACCAGAAGCAGGCGTACTTCACGCTCCGGGACATCAAGCGAACGCTCGGGACCGCGTCGCCACGTGCCGGCGTCGAGGGCGCGATCTATCGCGGTCTGGAGCGGCTCATCGACGCGACCGTGGCCCGCGAGTGGCGGCGCGACGACGGTGCAATGGTGCGCATCGACCGCTGCCTCATCGACGCCAACTGGGGTTCGTCGACGGACGTGGTCTACCAGTTCTGCCGCCAGAGCCCGCACGCGAGCGTACTCACGCCCAGCCACGGTCGGTACGTGGGTGCCAGCAGTCTTCCCTTCAGCGACTACAAGCGCAAGCGCGGCGAGCGGGTCGGGCTCAACTGGCGAGTCCCGGTGGTCACGGGGAAGCGTGCGGTGCGGCACGTGCTCTTCGACACGAACTTCTGGAAGTCGTTCGTGCATGCGCGGCTCGCCGTGCCGATGGGCGATCCGGGCGGGCTGTCGCTCTTCGGCCACAAGCCCGAGCACCACCGGCTCCTGGCCGAGCACCTGACCAGCGAGTACCGGGTGCGGACCGAAGGCCGGGGCCGCACCGTCGACGAGTGGAAGCTTCGCGTCGATGGGCTCGACAACCACTGGCTGGACGGGCTGGTCGGCTGCGCGATTGCAGCGTCGATGCAGGGGGCGGTGCTGTTCGGGACCGACCAGAAGGTGATGGCTCGTCCCCGGCTGAAACTCTCGGCGCTGAAGGAGCGGGCGCGATGACGACGAAGCCGCCGCCGAAGCAGGATGCAAAGCCAAGGGGACTCGTCTGCCCGACCTGCGGGTGCCGGCATTTCGAGGTGGTCTACACCCGTGCTACCCCGGTTGGCACGATCCGTCGCCGGCGGGAGTGTCGCCACTGCGGGCGACGCGTGACGACGAGCGAACGCATTGGAGCATGAGCGGCGCACCGGCCCGCGTGGTGGCTGGTTCTCGATTCACGCTGAGATCGATGGCTGCCTGGGGTCTACCGGTGGAACAAACGCCAGGTCACTGCCTCACATGCGCCACACCCCGATCGGTTTTTGCATAAAGGCATGCCGTGGCGACCCTCCCTGTCTCGTCGCCCGGAGTGCTCGCGTGCCAGAACCTGACCCCAACCTCGAGCAGGCCATCCGCGACAGCGCGTCGCAGCCCGCGAAGGCGTCGGTGGACGGCCAGTCCGTCGAGCAGCACCCGCTGAAGGACCAGATCGAGGCCGATCGCTACCTCGCGTCCAAGGACGCCGCGAGGAAGCCCGGCCTCGGCATCAAGTTCGCCAAGATCGTCCCGCCCGGTTCTGTCTGACCCCCCATGCTCAAGACCATCACCAACATCCTGAGCCGGGTCGGTCGCGGGACGCAGACCGCCTCTCCCTCCCTGACGGCGTCGCGTACACCGCACGGAAGCGGTACACGCGGCAGCCGTCGGCTGGTCGTCGCGAAGTTCGACTCGGCGCAGACCACGCCCGACAACCGGAAGCACTGGGCGAATGCGGATGGTCTCTCGCCCAACGCCGCGGTGAATCCCGAAGTCCGGCGCATCCTCCGCAACCGCGCCCGGTACGAGGTCGCCAACAACTCCTACGCCAAGGGCATCGCCCTCACGCTCGCCAACGACACGATCGGCACGGGTCCTCGGTTGCAGATGCTAACCGATGACACGGATGCGAACACCCGCATCGAGGCGGCCTTTGACAAGTGGTCCCGGGCGGTGGACCTTGCAGGCAAGCTCCGCACGATGCGGCTGGCCCGGGCCGAGAGCGGCGAGGCGTTTGCGCTCCTGGTCAACAACCCCGCGATCGCGTTGTGGGGGTCGCCTGTATCGCTGGACCTCAAACTCATCGAGGCGGACCAGGTCTGCACGCCGCTCCTGCGGCGAGGGCGCACCGACGAGATCGACGGCATCGTGCTCGACCAGTGGGGCAACCCCTCCGCGTACCGCGTGCTGAAGCGGCATCCGGGCGACAGCGGCCTTCTCCGCGCCCCTATCGACGACATCGGCGCGTACGACACGTTCGCCGCGTCGGCCGTCGTGCACTACTTCCGCGCCGATCGCCCCGGCCAGCTCCGGGGCATCCCAGACATCACGCCGGCGCTCCCGCTGTTCGCGCAGCTTCGGCGCTACACGCTGGCGACGATCGCCGCGGCCGAGACTGCCGCCAACTTCGCCGCCGTCATCTACACCGACGCTCCTCCCAACGGCGAGGCCGACCCGCTGGAGCCGATGGACGAAGTCGAGCTCGAACAGCGATTGGCGACGGTGCTCCCCGGTGGCTGGAAGCTCGGCCAGGTTCACGCAGAGCAACCGACGACAACCTTCGGCGAGTTCAAGCGCGAGATCCTCAACGAGATCGCCCGCTGTCTGAACATGCCGTTCAACGTCGCGGCGGGGAACTCCTCGGGGTACAACTACGCCAGCGGCCGCCTGGACCACCAGGTGTACTTCAAGAGCATCCGTGTCGAGCAGCACCATCTGCAGCTCGCGGTGCTCGACCGACTCCTCAAGGCGTGGCTCAACGAAGCGGTGCTCGTGGAAGGGCTGCTCCCGCAGTCGCTTCGGGAGCGCGGGGCGGCACTGCCCGAGCACGCATGGTTCTGGGACGGCGTCGAGCACGTCGATCCCGCCAAGGAAGCGACCGCCCAGGCCACACGCCTGGCCAACCACACAACCACGCTCGCCGCCGAGTTCGCCCGTCAAGGACGCGACTGGGAGCAGGAGCTCCGCCAGCGCGCCAAAGAGCTCGTGCTCATGGATGAACTCGGACTGACCCCCGCCCCCCAGACCACCGCGGCTCCCGCGGGCAACGCGCCCCAAGAGGACGACACCGATGGCAACGAAGACTCCGACCCCCACCGCTCCGAAGACCCGACTCGCGCCCAAGCGTCTGCGGCTTGAAGCCGCCGCTGCGCCCGCGGGCACGTCTCCGCTCACGCTCACCGGCACGGCGGAGATCACCGCCATCGCCGCCGGCGCTGGCGGGGCCGATGCCGAGAAGGCACTGCCTCGCTTCAAGATGCTGGCGTACACCGGCGGTGCCATGCGCGTCGCCGGCTGGCGTCATCCCGTGGTGCTCGATCTCGCCGGGCTTTCGGTCCCGTCGCAGAACCGCCCGATCCGGTTCGCCCATGACCCGGCCGCTGGCGTCGGCCACACCGACGCGATCAAGGTCGAAGGCGGGCAGCTCGTGGCGACCGGCGTGATCTCGCGCGACACCGCGACCGCCCGCGAGGTGGTCGCGTCGTCACGGAACGGGTTCCCCTGGCAGGCGTCGGTGGGCGCCAGCGTCGAGGAGTTCGAGTTCATCCGCGAGTCGCAGAAAGCGATCGTGAACGGGCAGGAGTTCGCTGGCCCCATCAACGTCGTTCGCAAGGCGACACTCGGCGAGATCAGCTTCGTGGACCTCGGAGCCGACGGCCGCACCAGCGCCTCCATCGCCGCCCAACAGGGCGGGGGTGGCAGCGGCAGTCCGTCCGGCGGTGATGCCGATCCCGCGCCCGGGGCGGGCGCAGCCGCGCTCCGCGCCGAGGCCCTTGCAGAGACCAGCCGTATCGCGGCGGTGCGAAAGATCTGCGCCGGCAAGCACCTCGACATCGAGGCCCAGGCCATCCGCGACGGATGGGATGCGACCCGCACCGAACTCGAAGTGCTCCGCGCCAGCCGACCCAAGGCCCCGTCCATCCACGCGCCCGACACGAGCATCACCGGCGAGGTCCTGGAGGCCGCGTGCTTCCAGAGCGCCAAGCTCGAGGGACTCGACAAGGTCTGCTCGGCGCAGGCGCTGGAGGTTGCAGCGAAGCGATTCCAGAGCGGGCTGGGCCTGCAGGAATTGCTCATCGAGGCCGCGATCGCCAACGGCTACACCGGCCGCACCTTCCGGGATAGCCGCCGCGTGCTGGAAGCCGCCTTCGGCCGGGGCATCGAGGCGGGGATGACCATCATCGACGTCGGCGGCATCCTCTCCAACGTCGCCAACAAGTTCCTCCTGGAGGGTTTCTTCAGCGTCGAGCGCGTGTGGCGGAGCATCTGCGCTGTCCGCAATGTGTCGGACTTCAAGACCGTCACGAGCTACCGCCTGGTCGGCAAGGACCAGTACGAGCAGGTCGCCCCGGGCGGCGAGCTCAAGCATGGGACGCTGGGCGAGGAAACCTACAGCAACAAGGCCGACACCTACGGCCTGATGCTGGCGATCGACCGCCGCGACATCATCAACGACGACCTGGGCGCGATCACCACCGTGCCCCGGAAGCTTGGCCGCGGCTCGGGCCTCAAGATCAACGACGTGTTCTGGACGGCGTTCATGAACAACGCCGCGTTCTTCGCCGTCGGCAACAAGAACTTCATCTCGGGCGCGGACACTGCACTCGGCATCGACGGCCTCACCAAGGGCGAGGTCACGTTCATGGACCTGGTGGACTCGGACGGCAAGCCCACGGGCGTCATGCCGTCGATCCTCCTGGTGCCGACAGCGCTCTCGGCGGTGGGCACGCAGCTCTACAAGAGCGTGGAGATGCGGGATACCACGGCGAACACCAAGTTCCCCGTCGCCAACCCGCACCAGGGCAAGTTCCGAATCGAGGTCAGCCGCTACCTGTCCAACGCGCTCTACACCGGCAACTCGGCCAAGGCGTGGTACCTCCTCGCCGACCCGAGCGACCTGCCCGTCATCGAGATGGCGTTCCTCAACGGACAAGAGGCCCCGACCATCGAGACCTCCGACGCGGACTTCAGCCAGCTCGGCGTGCGGATGCGCGGGTACCACGACTTCGGCGTCGCGCTGCAGGACCCCCGCGGCGGCGTGAAGAGCAAGGGCGAGGTGTAAGCCCATGGGTGAAGGTGCAGAAATCGGCGGAGGCATTGGCGAAGACGGCCCCGGTGTCATTCCGGGCCAAGGAGAAGGCAGCATGGCAGCAGGACCGGCAAAGTTTGTGCATGAAGGCGAATCGATCGACTACACCCCGGGCGCGGATGTGCTCACCGGCGCGGTGGTCGTCCAAGCGGAACTCGTGGGCGTGGCGCAAGGCCCCATCAAGGCGAACCAGCTCGGCTCGCTGGCGGTGTCCGGGGTGTTCGACTTCCCCAAGGCGCTCGGCGCTGGCAGTGCGCTCCCGGCTGGTAGCAACGCCTACTGGGACGCCGGCGCGCAGAACGCGACCAAGAACGCCGCGGCGGGCGCCAACAAGCTCATCGGCAAGACGGTGAAGACCACCGTCGATGCCGACACGACCGTTCGCATCCGCCTCCTGCAGTGATCGCTGGAGGCATACATGGGCGACCTGCTCGATCGCGGCTCGGCGTTCCTGGATGACCAGCGGCACAAGCACATGAGCCGCACCGTGGTGTACCAGCGCGGGGCCGAAGCCAAAGAGGTCTTGGCGACCATCGGCAAGACCGAGTTCGAGCAGGCCGACGACGCGGGTCTGATCCACCGCGTCGAGTCGCGCGACTTCCTTGTGCGGACCGCGGACCTGGACCTCGGGGCCGGCCCGATCCTCCCGCGGGCCGGCGACCAGGTGCGAGAGACGGTCGGGACGCAGGTGTTCGTGTACGAGGTCAACGCGCCGGGCGGGCAACCGCCGTTCCGGTACAGCGACCCGTATCGGAGGGTTCTTCGGATTCACACCAAGCACATCGGCACGGAGACCTGATGGCGGACGGCAACGGACAGAACGGAACGAAGGCTCGCTGGGCAGGGGTGCTCGTCACGATCATCCTCGCCGCCGGGGCGATGACCATCCAGTGGGGCGTGGTCACCACCAAGCTCCAGCAGGTCGAGAAGCGGCTCGACGAGTTCATCGGCGAGGCCCGCTCCATCCGCGCGGACTACCAGGCGATGGAGCGGCGTGTGTCCTACCTCGAGGGCAAGGTGGCGGGCCTGAGCGCCGCGGCGGATGCGGGGAGGGAGGGACGCCCGTGAGCACCATCGTCGCCATCGCCGATGCCCTGGCCGCGCACATCAACGCGGGCTCGTTCGGGCAGCCCGTGAGCGCCGTGCGGCTGTTTCAGCCCGCGTTCACGCTGGAGGACCTCAAGGACCTGCGCGTGTCGATCGTGCCACGCACGACAGCCATTGCCGCGGCGACCCGGGACAGCAGCACGTTCGAGTGTGTGATCGATGTGGGCGTGCAGAAGAAACTGCCCGCCGAGAGTGAGCAAGCCGAGATCGACGGACTGCTCGATCTCGTCGAGGCCATTGCCGACCACGTCCGGTTGAAGCGTTTGCCCGATGCGCCCGATGCGGCGTGGGTCGGGATCGGGCACGAGCCCGTGGTGTCGAGCGAGTCGCTGGAGCAGCACCGGGTGTTCACGAGCGTCCTGAGCGTCACATACCGGGTGCGGAGGTAGCCGTGCGGAACGTCGTGTTCATCAAGGTGGAACTCGAGGAGGGCGACAAGCGGCTCTCGGATACGCCGCTGGTGGCAACGTTCACGCTCATGGCAGCGCACTCGAACACGCAGGCCATGACGCTTTCCGACGGCAAGGGCGTGGAGATCCCGGTCCCGGCGGGCGTGCAGATCCCGTTCGAGCAGGTCAACCTGGCGGACATCTTCGTTCGGAGCAAGGCGGGTGAGGTGGCGTTCGTAGTCGGCCACACGGCCGGATAGAGCAGGAGAACAACGATGGCGATCAAACTCGGCATGGAAGCCAAACTGCTCTACAAGGTCGGCGGGCAGGCCGGCGGAGGGGCATGGGTGGTTCTGGGCAACACCCGCGATGTCACACTCAATCTCGAGGCGGGCGAGGCCGATGTGACGACCCGCGCCAACAGCGGCTGGCGGGCCACCGTCGCCACGCTCAAGGAGGCCAGCGTCGAGTTCGAGATGGTCTGGGACACGGCGGATGCCGGGTTCACCGCCATCAAGAACGCGTTCTTCGGCAACGACCCGATCGGCTTCCAGATCCTCGACGAGACCAGCGGGCAGGGCCTGCAGGCGGACTTCTCCATCACCAACTTCTCGCGCAACGAAGCACTGGAGGAGGCGATCACCGTGTCCGTCACGGCGAAGGTGACGTATTCGGCGACGGCGCCTTCATGGATCGGCGGCTGAGTCCTGTCCGATCGCTGTCGGAGTGGCGTCGGATTCCTGTCGGGTCCTGATTCACGGAGGCACGGATGCAGTCATTCAAGGACAACCAAGGGCGGCAGTGGTCAGTCGAGATCAACGTCACCGCCATCAAGCGCGTGCGCGGCCTCACCGGCGAAGACCTCATGCAGGTCATCGAGGGGACGCTGATCGAGAAGCTCATCCGCGATCCCGTCCTGCTCTGCGATGTGGTCTACGCCATCTGCAAGCCCGAAGCGGACGCCCGGAACGTCTCGGATGAGGAGTTCGGCAAGGCGATGGCCGGTGACGCGATCGAAGCCGCGACGACGGCGGTGCTGGAGGAGCTCGTGGGTTTCTGCCCGAGCCCGAGGGACCGGGCCAACCTCGGGCGGGTGCTCCAGGCCACGCGGAAGGTGATGGACCGGGCGCGGGATTTGGTGGAGAAGAAGCTCGACAGCGGGGAACTGGACCGGCTGGCGGACCGCCTGCTGGCAGAGGGATCATCGGAAGCGACTGCTGGAAGCTCGTCCACCAGTGCGCCGGGATCCTCGGCATCGATCCCGGCCCACTGACTCTGCGCGATTTGGTGGCGATGCTCGACGGCAAGCAGCGCCACGACTGGTCGATCGCCTCCGCCGTCATGGCGCTCGTCGCCAACATCCACCGCGACCCCAAGCGATCCCGACGACTCCACCCCAGCGACTTCGATCCCTTCGCCAAGCGCCAGCGACCCATCAAGGTCGGCGTGTCGGTCCTCAAGGACGTGTTCATCGACGGCAAGCTCCCCCCCATGCCGCAGGAGGCTCACGGATGAAGTTCCTCAGTTCACTTTCCACCCGCCATTACGTCTACATCGTCGGTCTATTGCTCATGGCGCTCGTGCTCACGTCGTGCGCGGGCTTCGACCTGGGCGACCTCGTCAAGGTCAAGACGCCCAACACCATCCAGCAGACCACCGGTCTCCCCTCGACGCTCAGCCTGAACGAGGCCGAGGTCGAGTACCAGAACTGGTTCAACCAGACGCAGACGACCGGTGCGCAGTGGAAGGGCAACATCGAGAAGGCCGGCGAGCTCCGCGGCCTGTTCAGCCAACTCACGCTGTCGGCCCTCGACACCGTCGGGCCGACGGTTGCGGGCTTGCCCGTGCTCGGCCCGGCGCTGCCGGCGCTCACCGGCATCGTCGGCTTGTTCATCGGCTCGGGCCGGCTCCGCAAGGAGAAGGAGGCGTCGTTCAACAAGGGCCTGGAGAAGGGCAGCGGCCTCGCTGGCGGCCCTCCCACCGGCGGGAGCGTCGTGTGATCACCATGCGGATCAAGGACATGTTCTTCGACCGCGCGGCGGTGGTCCGCGCGGTCGATGGGGCCAAGCGGAAGGTGCTGAGCAAGGCCGGCGCGTTCATCCGCACGGCGGCACGCACGAGCATCCGCAAACGCAAGGGCTCCGCACCCGCGGGCAAGCCTCCCCACTCGCACGAAGGGAGCCTGCGTCGTCTGATCCTCTTCGGGTACGACAAGGCGGCGGATTCCGTGGTCGTCGGACCGGTGGGATTCAAGAAGAGCGTCGCGCCCAACGTGCTGGAGTACGGCGGCGACACGGTCGTGCTACGGCGCAAGGGCGGGAAGCTCACGTCGCAGAAGGTCAAGATCGCCGCGCGGCCGTACATGGCCCCGGCGCTCGAGCAGGAGCGGCCGAAGTTGCCGCTGTTGTGGCGGAACTCCATTCGGAAGGGTGGCGCATGAACACCACATCAGTGGTTGTCAAAGTCGTTGTAGGGAGTGCCCAGCGCCAGGGCGACGTACACCTCGAGCAAGCACTGTCGCACCGGATCAGTCTCCTCCACGAAGCGCACCTGCATCGCCGCGATCCGCGCCTTCGCGGCAGAAAACGCGGCAACAAACGCGGGATCAAGCATCAGGTGCTGCCGCGATCCCTCTGTCTTGTACGTCGCCTTGGGCTTCCCAGTTACCTCCCTAGCGAGCTTGAACGCGAACGCCGCCTGTCGGTGCGTCGCCGCCGCTCGACCGTGGTTGCGCACCCGCTCGTGCATGCGGTTGGAACGGCCCACATAGAGGCTGGCAGCCTGCTCGGAGAACAAGTACACGCCTCTCCTCGGCATCCCTTTGGGAAGCGAACAGCAGGACACCGGCGGCATCGCCAAGAGCTTGCTCAGTGCCAGCGGGAGTGTCTCGATATGTGCTCGGAAGGCTTCGTGCATCGACATGTGATTGTAACGGAGGGGCGAGCCTGATGGCCGACACGCGGGGCATCCGGGCTGGACGGGCGTTCGTCGAACTCGGCGTGAGCGACAAGCTCACCGCCGGGCTTCGTCGCGCCCAGAAGCAGCTCGAAGCCTTCGGCGCTGGCCTGCGGTCCGTCGGCACCCGGCTCGCGGGGATCGGCGCGACCGCGGTCGCGGCGCTGCTCGGCACGGCGAAGGCCTTCTCTGACACGGGCGACATGCTCGACAAGATGAGCCAGCGGACCGGCGTGAGCGTGGAAGCCCTGTCCGAACTGGGATTCGCGGCCGACCTCTCCGGCACGGACCTGGAGACGCTTGAGTCCGGGCTCCGCAACATGCAGCGGACGCTCGCGGGCGCAGCGCAGGGGTCGGCTACCGCGGGCGACGCGCTCGGGCGGCTCGGCCTGACGGTCGCACAACTCGCGAGCCTCTCTCCGGACGAACAGTTCAAGGTCCTCGCGGAGCGCATCTCGCAGGTGCGCGACCCGGCCCTCCGTGCGGCGCTGGCGATGGAGGTCTTGGGCAAGGCCGGAACGAAGCTCCTGCCGCTCATGGCGGACGGCGCGGCGGGCATCGAAGCGATGCAGGAAGAGGCCCGGCGCCTCGGCCTCACGGTGAGCACCGAGACCGCCCGCGATGCTGCCGCGCTCAACGACGCCCTCGGCACCCTCTGGAAAGTGCTCAAGCAAGGGGTGTTCACCATCGGCGGGGCGCTCGCGCCGACGCTCAAGGACCTCGCGGAGCGGATCACGCGCATCGTCGTGAGCGTCACCACCTGGATCAAGGCGAACCGGGAGATGGTCGTGTGGGCGCTCAAGATCGCCGCCGCCGTCGCCGTGACGGGCATCGCCATCGTCGCGCTGGGGTACATCGTCTCCGGTATCGGCGCGTCCCTCGGCATCATTGCCGGGGTCATAGGCGGCATCGGGGCCGCCTTCAGCATGATCGGTGCGGCCATCGCGGCGATCCTGTCGCCGGTCGGGCTGGCGATCGCCGCGATCGTGGCGCTCGGCAGCGTGCTCGTCGTCACCACCGGAGTCGGCGGCGAGGCCCTCGCCTGGCTTGGCGAGCAGTTCACGCGCCTGCGGGACTGGGTGACCAAGGTCGTCGGCGGCATCTCCGACGCCCTCGCGGCAGGCGACATTGCGCTGGCCGCCGAGATCCTGTGGCTGTCGCTGAAGGTCGTCTGGCAGCAGGGCGTCGCGGCGCTGAACAAGGTCTGGCTCGAGGCCAAGGAGTTCTTCGTCTCCACCGCCTACGGCATGTGGTACGGAGCGCTGGCCGCCGCGGAGATCGTCTTCCACGCCCTCGAGATCGCGTGGATCGAGACCACCTCGTTCCTGTCCAAGACCTGGACCAACTTCACCACCGGCTTCCAGCAGGTCTGGGAATCGGCCTCGTCCTGGGTCGCCAAGCGGATGCTGGAGATCCAGGGGCTGTTCGACTCCGGGCTCGACGTGGACGCCGCGAAGAGGGCCGTCGATGATCAACTCGAAACCCGCCTGGCGGAACTGGAGAGCGCGGCCCAGCGGCAGGTGGCCGATCGCGAGGGACAACGCGCCGCCGAGCGTGAACAGGCCGCCGCCCTGCACGAGGCAACCCTGGCCGGGATCGGTCGTGACTTTGAGGAGGCCCAGGCCGCGCTCAAGGCGAACTCGGAGGCCGGGTTCGCGGAGTCGCAAGCGGCGCTGGATGCGGCGAAGCAGAAGCTCGCCGATGCCATCGAGCAGGCCCGCCAGAAACGGGAGGCAGCGGACGCCGAGCGCGGCCCCGGCCGCACGCCGCGCGACCTGATGGCCGAGTTCGAGGACCGCCTCGCGGGGCTCGGCGAGGTTATCGGCAAGGGAATCAGCGTGCGGGGCACGTTTAACGCCCGCGCTGCGCAGGGGCTGGAGTCCGACGGCGGGGCCGCTGAACGCACCGCCCGGGCTACGGAGCAGACTGCCAGGCACACCAAGCGTCTGGCCGACGCCGCGCAGAGCGGCGGCCTGACGTTCGCCTGAAGGAGACCAAGCATGGGAAGTTCAACCAGCCAATCCGGCGCGTGCCTCGACCCGCATCATCGTTGCCTGCATGACGGCGATGCACTTCGGCGCGCCTTCGCCGCTCTCGGCCAGCACCTCGGCGGTCGCTACAGAGATCGTTCGGCCGACACGAACCGCACGTCCCACGGCAACGAACGCTTGTCCAATCGCAGGGGCGAGCAGGTTGATCTTGAACTCGATGGACAGGACGGCCGCGTCCTCCGGCATTCTCGTCAGACACGCGTAGCCGCACGCGCTGTCAGCGATCGTGGCGATCGCGCCCGCGTGGGCGTACCCGTGCTGCTGAGAGATGTGCAGGGAGGCGGGAAGTCGGATACGGACCTCCCCATCGGCCACGCCAGCCAATTCCGCGCCCAGCGTCTTCATCAGCGCCTGGCGGGCAAAGGACTCACGAACGCGAATCTCGGCACTCGGTGTCTGCATGGCGGATTGTACTTCAAGGAGGCATAGCAGTGCCCATCACGGTGACGGAGAAGTTCGAGAGCCGCAAGTCCACGAAGGGCGACAACCCCTCGGCGGAGCTGGTCTACACCGTGCGCGGGACCAACGACGACCTCGCGGCCCGCAACGCCGCCGAGACCACCAGCCCCGCGACCTATGACGGCCAGCCCCGGCAATCCACCTCCGTCGAGCCTGTCGGTGATGAGCTGTGGGAGGCCGTGGTCCGGTACGGGAAGGCCCAGGGCGGATCGCTCCCGGAGCCCGGCGAGAGCATCTTCTCTTTCGACACCGGCGGCGGCACGCAGCACATCACCCAGAGCAAGGACACAGTCTCCTCGCACGCGCCCTCGGGCTCGTCGCCCCCGGACTTCGGCGGCGCGATCGGCGTCACCGCCGACGGTGTCGAGGGCGTGGACATCACCGTCCCGGTCTTCCAGTTCTCCGAGACGCACTACTTCACCAACGACCAGGTGACGCCGTCGTACAAGGGCACGCTTTTCACGCTCACCGGCAAGGTGAACTCTGGCGCGTTCAAGGGGTTCCAGCCGGGCGAGGTGTTGTTCCTGGGCGCATCGGGCGCGCGGCGCGGCACCGATCCCGACGACGACTGGGAGATCACCTTCCGGTTCGCGGCCAGCCCAAACGCGAGCGGCATCTCGGTCGGCGACATCGGCGGCATCAGCAAGAAGGGGTGGGAGTACCTGTGGGTGCGGTACGCCGACCAGGAAGACACCGGGTCGCACGCGATCGTGAAGCGCCCGGTCGCGGCGTATGTCGAGCGGGTGTACGACGAGGGCAGCTTCGCCGGATTGGGAATCTGAACGATGGGTGACATGTTCCGCAAAGTCCGGTCCGGCCAACCGCTCCGCATCCCCGCGGCGGCGTACAACGCCTTCGTCGATGCGGCGGTCGATCTGCGCCGGCGGGAGCGCAACTCCAACGCCGGGCCGGCGCTGGAACCCGCGCAGCGCGGCATCGTGCTGGTCCGCAACGACTCCGACGATGACATCGAGCCGTACCACGCGCTGGCCATCACCGGCGTTCTGGTCCAGCCCGACAACGAGGACCAGGAGCGGACGTTCCACAGCCGCACGCCGCTGACAGGGGAGATCGCCACCGACGAATCGCCGTCGCTCTCTTTCGTGCTCGCGCTGCAACCGATCAAGCCGGGAGACCTCGGGCGTTGCGTGCTCACGGGCGTCACGCCCGCGCGGGTCTTCATCACCAACGAGACGGACACGACCTGCGAGCTGGCTCCCGAGGAGACCGTGCTGGCCAGCACGCCCATGGGCGGCATCCCGATCCTGTGGAAGGAGGAGGGCACCGGCGAGAAGTGGGCCGTCATCGAGATGGGCCAGCCCTCGCCCGGCCGCGTCACGGCGATCCTCGGGGCAGCGCAGCCCATCCCAACCGAGAACAACCGCTGGCGCTACCCGTGGGTCGAGGCCAGGATCGACGGCGATCCCGGCAGTGACACTTACCTCCGCTATGTCCCCGTGCCCGAAGGACTGTCGTCGCAACTGGCCGGTGGCGGCGAGGACCCGACGAGGCTCGCGATTAACCGCTTCGAGGCGCACCACATGAACGACTTCGACCCCGGCTCGGGGTTCGGTGGCCTGCTGGGGCTTGGGCCGGTGTGCGAGTTGCCGGGCGTGCTGCCGAAGTGCCCGCCCGCGCGGTCGCTCAAGCCCAGGCTCGTTCCCATCCCCGAAGGGGTCTGCGTGCAGCTCACCTGCGAGCGCAACAGCAAGGGCAGGCCGGTGTGGGTGTTCGAGGCGATGAGCCTGATCGAGATCGCCGACCCGGCGGACGAGGACCGCAAGTTCAACATCTACATCGAGGGGGGTGCATGACCACGGCCCCCGCGTTCAAGCCGACCCTGGAGTCCCGCCGTGAGCACGAGCGGAAGAAATACGCCGCGCTGGCGTCGCGGCCCGCTGCACCAGGCGCCGGATACGGCTCCACTAACCACGGGGCGGCCGCGATCCCGATCGTGCAGCGCCTCAAGCCCCGCTTCGTGGTGGACTTCGGGTGCGGGCGGAACGACTTCATCGGCGCATTGCGGCGGCTGGGCATCGACGGTCTCGGAATCGATTTCGCGTTCCCCGAAGCGGACGTTCCGCGAGCGATGCACAAGTCCGGCCTCCTCGACGACGTTGCCAATGTGGTGACGAGCTTCGACGCCCTGGAGCACCTGCTCCCCGAGGACGTGGACGCGGTGTTCGCTGAGATGCGGCGTGTTGGTCGTCCGCGGGCGCACTTCGTGTTCTCGATCTGCACGCGACCTAGCCGAACCACGGTCGCCGGGGAAGGACTGCACCCCACCGTGCGGCCGCTGGCGTGGTGGCTGGATCGCATCGGCCAGGTCGGCACGGTGACGGCGCCGAAGGGGGAGGGCCGGTACATCGTTGGGCGGTTTGCGGCCAAGGAGGGTGTGGGGGGTCGTGGGGGGTGCGGCTGTGCGTGAGAACCAGTCGGACATCGCGGCGCTACAGGCGGGACTCAAGGCGCGGAAGCCCGCGCGGGATGGCCTGCGCCTCTACACCGCCGACTTCGACTCGGTGTCGCTCGCGGGGTTCTACCGGGGCCGGTCGGCGTTCCTGATCCTCTCGGGACCGTCGCTCACGCAGGTGGACCTCACGCAGCTCAACCAGCGCGGCATCGTCACGATGGGGGTGAACAACTCCTGGTCCGTGCATCGCCCCACGCACTGGACGTGCGTGGACGACCCGGGTCGCTTCATCGACACCGGCTGGAAAGACCCCGGCATCCTGAAGTTCGTGCCGACATGCTGCTGGGACAAGCGGCTCCGTATCCAGAACCCCGACGGCACCATGCGCAACAGCGCGTTCCGCGTCCGGCAGATGCCCAGCGTCCTGTTCTTCCGCCGCGCCGATCATTTCGATCATGAGCGATTCCTGACGGGCGACTCGGTTCCGTGGGGGAACGACGCCAAGCACGCGGACTCGCTCGGGATCACAGGCAAGCGCAGCGTAATGCTCGTGGCGCTGCGCCTGCTGCACCACCTTGGGTTCGGCACGGTGTACCTGCTTGGCTGCGACTTCAAGATGGCGGCCGATCGCCGGTACGCCTTCGACGAGCACCGGGCACCCAACGCCATCCGGCACAACAACGTCCTGTATGACTCGCTGGCACGGCGATTCGAGGCGCTTCGACCGCACTTCGACAAGCACCGATTCCGCGTGATCAACTGCTCGCCGGGCAGCGAGCTCCAGGCATTCGACCGCATGGACTTCGTCGCGGCGGTGAAGGCCGCGTCCGCCGAGTGTGGCAAACCCGTGAGCACGCAGGGCTGGTACGAGCCCAACCCGAAGCCGACTGCCGTGCCGAAGGAGGCCGCCCGATGAGCGACGGCCCGACCCGATACTACTTATACATCCCCGTGTGGGCGACGGGCCGTCCGCCCACGGGGGGCGGGTCGAGCAACTACTCCACGCCGTCGGGCTCGACGCCCGAGAGCACCTACTCGACGCCGACCAGCACGCCGAGCATGCCGCCGAGCTATTCGACGACCGGCGATGTCATCTACACGACGGGCCCCAGCGGAACGCCCACGCTGACGTTCTACACCACCGGCGCCTTCACGAGCAACACGTCCGGCACGACGCACACGCCATCGAGCAGCGGGTCGAGCGATTCCATGTCCTCGGGATCGTCGGGTTCGAGCAGCGGTTCGCCGTCCTCGTCAGCAGGCAGTTCTTCCTCCGGCTCGATGTCGTCCAGCGGGTCGTCCTCTTCGGGATCATCCTCGAGCGGGTCGTCCAGCGGTGGTTCCGGGTCTGGCTCGTCGAGCAGCTCCGGGTCATCGAGCGGGTCGGGCTCATCCGGATCGGGCAGCAGCGGCCAGAGCAGCGGCATGTCGAGCGGCGCATCGTCCGGCGCGAGCAGCGGCATGAGTTCGGGAGCCTCGTCCGGCGCATCCTCCGGGGGTTCCTCTGGAGGCGGGTCTTCCGGTGGGGGATCGTCCGGCGGTGGTGGTTCGAGCGGGGGCGGCTCCGGCCCAGGTGGGTCCGGCCCCGGCGGCTCGGGGCCGGGCGGAAGCGGGCCAGGCTCCGGCCCCGGCAGCAACTGCCTCCTCTTCGGCACCCTGGTGCGCCTCGAGGATGGACGCCTCACGCCCATCGAGAACCTCAAGCCCGGCGACCGCATTGCCTCGATTCAGGTCCCCGGCCTCGAGGTCGATGTGCCGTACCGGGCCCAGTACAACTGGCTCTCGCACCACGGTCTGCACGGCGCGACGCCCGTCGCAGCCCGCGTGGCCAGCATCCGGCTTGGCGAGCACGACGGCTTCATGGTCATCAACCGCCGCCTCAAGGCGACGCCCGAACACCCGTTCATGATCCGCCGCGGCGACGAGTGGGGCTTCGCATCCGCCGAGCTCATCCAGCCCGGCGACTTCCTGATCGACGAGCACATGAACGAAGAGGAGGTCGAATCCGTCGTCCGCATCGACGCGGCGACCCGCACTGTGGCCATCCACATTCCCGGCACCAACACGCTGCTCGCGGAAGGCGTGTGGGTTCACAACGACATGCCCGCGACGGCTCAGAGCTCCGGTTCCGGCAGCGCGTCGTCTGGATCAGGGTCCGGTTCCGGGAGCGGGTCAGGCTCTGGCTCGGGATCGGGGTCCATGTCCGGATCTAGCAGTGGCTCGTCCAGCAGCGGGTCGTCGTCCGGCAGCAAGTCCAGCGGGTCGTCCTCGTTCTCGACCTCCGGCTCGATGTCCGGGTCCTCTTCGTCAGGTAGCGGCTCGGGCAGCATGAGCGGGTCGAGTTCCAGCGGCGGGGGGACGGGGACGTTCTCGATCTGA